GGAAGAAGAAGGCCAAGAAAAAGGCGAAATCGGCGTGAATGACACGGAATTCAAGCGGCTGCTGCGGGTCTCCCGAAATGGGGGCCGGAGAGAGGTCGGTGGGGCGGCTTCTGAGCTCCAGGAGCTGGTCCGGGCCATGACCATCCGGTTTCTCCAGCGGCGGAGGGTCCGGCCCAACGATGACGTGATCCACGACGTGGCGGCGGGGGCCATGGTGCGTCTACTGGAGGAAAAGACCCTCCCGAAGGGCTATCCCTGGCAGGCGTGGGTCCGGATCGTCCTGGTACGGGCCTGGGCGCAATACTGTAAAGAAAATTTAACAGTTCAGACCCATTCCGCCTCCGCGAGCCCGATTCCGCTGAAAGACCCCTCTATTCCGGTCCCTGTGGTTGCAAACGCTCGCCTGCTGCACGACAGAGCCGAACCCATAGTGATCCGTCGCGTTTTGGGCCTGGGGCCGCAGGAGGGGCCAGGGAGGGCCGTCTGGGGGGACGCGGTGGGCCTCCTGGTCCGGGAAGGGGCAATTCGGGACCCTGATCTGGCCTCCTACCAGAGCGGCCTTCCCCCGGAGGAGGTCCGCAGGCTGATTCTCCGGGCCGTGGTCCAGGTCCGGTGCGTATTCGAGGAGATCTTCGGTGGGGACGAACTCTACACCCACGAGGAGTGCGAGGCAGCGAGAGAGCTCGCCGGTAATGTCTTCTGACGAACGCCGGGAGCACCTTCTCAGCATCGTGCTCATGCTCTCCGACACCAGCGGGGAGGGGATCGGGCTCCTGACCTCCCGGCTGCGTTCGCCGGAGGCGTTTCGGGTCCTCCGGCTCCTCTCCGGGCTGCGGGTCGAGACCCCAGGGGACCAGGAGGCTATCGGGGATCTCATCGGACCGCAAGCGACTGCGGTCCTCTTTGACGGGACCGTCAGATCCCTCGTTTTCCCTCCCTTCCGGGACCTGCTGAAGATGACGGAGCGGGTCCAGTGCTACCTCCTCTGTAAGAAGCTGGGGGATTGGAAGATGGTGGCTCAGCGGATGGGATTGAAGGACTCCGAAGTCCGCCGTAACTACAAGGCCGTGGCGGACCGGCTGAAAGGGGTGACCCTGTGAGCAAGGGACCGGTGCTGAAAACCCTGGATGAGTTCAAGGCGAAACAGGCCGAAGATGCGGCCACTCTCCTGTGGTTCAACAGCAACGTGGACATTCACAATCTCATCATGGCCTGGGGCAAGGTTCCGGTGCGTAAGATCGGTGGCTCGAAGCCTCCCAAGAACGAGATCGAGCGGTGGCAGTGGCTCTGGACCTGTTATGAGTTCTCGCCCCTGGCCTGGATGGACATGGCGGGGGTGGTGGATCGGCGGTACGGGATGCGGCTGATCGAGCGGATCAAAAACCTCCGGCTGGTCTTCCCAGACGGGACCCTGCCGGATTGGATCAATCGGTACCTCAGTCTGGCGGCTGAGATGGTCATCGCCCAGGCCACGCCGGAGCCGAAGAAGCCAGGGCCGGAGCCGGAGGGAGAATAATGAGATTAGACAAGACGAACTGGCCTCCCGATTGGGGGGACATCCCAGGGACCTCTGCGACAGTGGACTTCGGGAGCAACCCCGTACAGGTGGTGGATCGAGTGTACCAGCCCGCCTTCGGGGTTGAGGTTCTGTGGAACATCCCCCGTGAGTGGTGGAAGCCGGTCCTGATCGTCTACTTCTGGCGGTGGCGTCTTCAGATTGGCTGGCTCGTAGACTGAAGTGAGGTGTAGACGGTGCGGTCAAGACGCGGGGAGAAGGTGACGGACGGGAGTAGCTGCCCCGGCGGTGGTCGCGGCTCACGGCTTAGTAGGCGGGATGGCTTCCGCCGATCCGAACCGTGGTAATCCATGAATTGACATGGAGGCTCAAAACACCTTCCCGCACCCGATACCCTCACTTTTGGATTGGGAGAGTGAAGATGAAACTTTGTTGTAGGTGTTACGAGGAAGCGGAATTATTCACAGCAAACTGCGACGAAAAACCAGAAAACCTAAAAGGTCAACCAATAGGTCAATATCATTGTCCCGATTGTGGAGCCATGATAATTGCAGGAGTACCACATCCCGATATGTGCGGGCGTTGTATAGAACGAAAGCATCCTGCTTTTGACAGTTGAGTTGAGGTGATGGAATGGCGAGGCAGGGAAGAACACTGGAAGAAGCCCAGGAAATTCTTGCAGAGGAAACGCTCAAGAGTTTCAAGTGGCTTATCGTTGCGATATTGGTTGCCTGGGGCCTATTCGTCTGGAGGGTGATTTTGTGATGAAGAAGGCTTGGATTTGGTTGGTATGCCGCATCAGAGGGCATCATTGGCTACACGCTTCCCGCGAGGTGTGTGAGAAGGAGAGGGTGATGGGCGGCGTGTTTGCCCCTCGAATTTGTCTTAGATGCCTGACGGTAGAGGAAGGCTACCCCTATCCCCATTTCCGATGCCAAGATCACAAATGAAAGGGAGAGTGAGGTGAAAGACAAGATTCAGTGTGCCCTCTGCGGTAAGTGGTTCACCCAGATCACGGCCACGCACCTCAAGTCCCAGCACCCTGGGGTTTCCATGGAGGACTACCGGAAGATCTACGGCCCCGTGGCTCCCGGCACCCTCAGCACGGCCCTGGCGCGGCAACACAGCAGCGAGATCGCGGCTCTGGTGCTCCAAGAGGTCAAGAAGGACCCCACCTTCATCCAGGACATCTCCCGGAGGGTCGGGAACACCCTGTTCAGCGAGGAGTTCCGGGGCAAGGTCATGGGGACGGTCCTGATGGTGCTCCTGGAGCGAGCGGGGACCTACAAGAAGCTGGCGGAACGGCTGGATCTGGTCGAGGATGAGCTCTATCAGCCGCACCGGATCGAGGCCGGGGGGCCTTTCGGCTCGCCCACGGACACGGAGACCCTGGTCCAGATGGCCAAGCACTCCTCCAGGCGCATGGGGGAGGCGGAGGACGCCATTCTTCGGATTCTCAAACAAACCATAGACGACAAGAAGGCTACGGAGTCGAAGCTCCTGATCAATAACGTCTTTACGGGGAAGCACGAGCATATCCACGTGCCGGAGCGTCTTGACTCTCGCAAGAGAGAAGCCCTGCGGCGGCTCTCGAACAGCATCCTGCGGGACCCTAAGACCGTCAAGGCGGTGATGGATAAGGCCCGAAATGCCAAAGAAGAAGAAGACGACGAAGAAATCATCGAAGCCGAAACAGTCAGCTAAGCCATGGAAATCGGACAAGCCGCTCTCCATGGACGAAGAGGCCCTTGGCTCCGTTGTGGAATCCCTCCAGAAGGGAGACCTGGAGCTCTTTGAGGATCTGAGTGCCACGGAGCGAGCCTTCGTGGTGCAACTGGTCGAGTCTCTTCAGAAGGGTGACACTTCCTGCCTCGAAGCCCTCTACGCCGTGGATTACGAGCGGCCTCCCGTGGACCCTGACGTGTTCTTTACCGAATCGGACTACATGGGGCACGTGGGAAGGGACGTTTACAAGGCGTGGTGGGGCCACCTGATGAAGATCTGCGACCCCACCCACGGCATCTACGAGGTCATTTTCACCGGTCCCATCGGGTCGGGGAAGAGCCTCATCGCTATGCTCGCCATGGTGTACAAGATCTACCGGATCTCCTGCCTCCTGGACCCCGCCCGCTTCTACGGCCTCGCGGCCAAGTCCCAGATCGTCTTCGGGGTCTATTCTCTGACCCTGTCCCAGGCGGAGGACGTGGGTTTCTACAAGCTGCGGGACCAGTGCATTGATGAGAGCCCTTACTTCCGGGACGTGTTCCCCCGCAAACCCTACGGGACGGACTATATCGAGTGGCCCCAAAAGAGCCTCAAGGTGATCACGGGGTGTGTTGCCGAAGGGACCCTGGTGAGTACGCCCTCCGGAGAGGTACCAATCGAACGTCTACACGAGCACTCCCAAGTCCTGACACGGGACAAGATGGGGATGTACGCTTCTCCCTTTGGAGGAGTGGTCTACTCAGGGGAGAAAATAACTTTTGACCTATTGCTTGAAAACGGGTATAGTGTGCGGAGTACCCAGGATCACAAATACCTTGTTTTGAAGCAATCTGATCTATGGACTGACGGTGCCGTCAGACAAGCACAGATGCTTCCTCTGGGTGAGATCGAGGAAGGTGATTATGTCTGTTGTCTGCAAAACGTGTCAGAAACCGAAGCCTCCGAAGGCGTTTTACCCCAGCAATCGGGCACGGTGCAAAGAGTGTGTCAAGAAGGCGGCGAACGACCGTTACCATGCAACGAAAACGCTCAAGCCCAAGCGCAAGGTGGCTCCGGGGTGCGCCTTTTGCACTCGCTGTCAGAAGGAGAAGCCCCGCGAACAGTTTGGCACCAGAAAAGGCGGCAAGCCCCGTTCGTGGTGTCGGGAGTGCGACTCCGCAGAGCTGAAGCGGTGGCGCAAAGAGAACCCAGAACACGCGAAGCGGCTGGATGCGTCACGCTGGACAGACCCCGAAAAGCGGGAGAGGATGCGAGCGCAGACGGCACGATATTACAGGGAGAATCGGGACCGCATCCTGGCCAAATGGGACGATCCAGAGTACCGGGAACGTCAACGCAAGAACGCCAGGAAGCCCAAACGTGCGGCGAAAAAGAAGCAAAAGGCAGCGGCCTACCGGGATGCCAATCGGGAAGTCTTGCGAGAGAAAAGACGGGAGTACCACAGGAGCAACCCTCAAAAGGCCAAGGCGAAGAAGGCAAAGAGAAGGGCGATGGAAAAGGGAGCCAAAGGGAAGACCACGGCCTCTCAGATCTCGTTCCTCCAGAAGACACTGAATTATCGCTGCGTCTATTGCAACGAGCCGCTGGGGACGGATTGGCATCTGGATCATCTGGTCCCTCTCTCCAAAGGCGGCACGAACTATCCAAACAATCTCGTACCGTCCTGCGCGAAGTGCAATTTGCAGAAGGGGCGAAAGTCTTTGAAGAATTTTGTACTGGAAACGATGCGATTTCCGGCGCGAAAATTTCGCAAGATACTTCGCTACGTTGGACTCGTGTCAGAGCGATTCGGCCTGCCGGAAAACAAAGAACTTATGATGTCTATGAAGTCCCAGGGACTCATATAGTCCTCACCAATGGCGTTGTTTCATCAAATTCAGGCGCACTCCACGCCATCGGCAAGGACTTGTTTGCTATCGCTATTGATGAAATAAATTTCATGGCCAGGGGAGCGGCCACGGCTCAGAAGGCCCACGAGCTGGCCAACGCCGTCAGCAGGCGGCTCGAATCCCGGTTTATGACCGGCGGCGGGGCCAGGGACCTCCCCGGAATCTGCCTGTTCATTTCCTCGAAGAAGGCGGAGACCGACTACCTGGACCAGCGGATCGGCAAGGTCAAGGGTCTCCCAGGTGTCCACGTGGTGGACGGCCCCCTCTGGGAGTTCAACGAGAAGATCCGGTACTCCGGCAAGACCTTCCGGGTGCTCCTGGGGGACGCCACCCATGACGCCCAGGTACTCGACGCCGTGGACTACTCCGGCAACCAGCTCAAGGTGGCCCCGGTGCTATCAACCTACGAAGAGGCACGTCTGGAAGGGAAGATCATTGACGTGCCCATCGAGCACTACAAGGCGTTCCAGGAGGACATCATCGGGGCGATCCGGGACGTGGCGGGGATCTCGACCAGTGCCACGGTCAACTTCTTCCCCAGGAAGAAGGTCATCAAGGACATGATGGACACGGGAAAGGAGCAAGAGCTCCCCAAATACTTCAAGGCCGAAACTATAATCATGCCCATCCGGACCCCGGTCAAACTGACCCAGCAGTTCGATCTCAATCTGGCCTGCGGGGTTCGCTACTCCCAGCGGTTCCCCTACCGGCACTCCAGGGCTCCCCGCTACGTCCACGTGGACCTCGCCAGGAACACCGACGCCGTGGGCATCGTGATGGTGCATCCAAGCGAGTTCCACGTGTCTGAACGGGAGGAGGTCCAGGGGACGGCGGAGGAGAGCGTCGAGAAGAACATTGAGGTGGATCTGGTCATCCGGATCAAGACGGACGACTCCGGCGAGGACGTGGACTTCAAGAAGATCGTAGAATTCATCACGTGGTTGCGCCGGAACGGGTTCTGGATCAGGCGAGCCACCTACGACTCGTACCAGAGTGCCGGAAGCATCCAGGATCTCAAGACCTTTGGCATCGACGCCGGGGTCAGGTCCGTTGACAAGACGGTGCTTCCGTATAAAATCCTTCGTAGGGTCATGGGGGACCGCAGGATAGCCTGCCCTCCCCATTCCATTTTGGAAGAGGAGCTGGGCACCCTCGTGTACCACACCGAAACAGACAAGGTTGACCACCCGGAGGGAGGCTCGAAGGACTGTTCAGACGCACTGGCGGCTGCGGTCTACGAGTGCGTGGTGGACAAGCTGACCCCAGCCGACCTTCCGCCGATCAGTGCTGGGAGACCGTCGAGTGAGTTCGATGACTACCTCGAAGACCTCACCACGCTGAGAAGGGAGATGTTCTGATGGATCTGAACGAGTTTTTGAAGCACCCGATTTCGACCCTCCTCTCCATCTTCAACCTGCACCGAATCGGCCCATTCCCCACTCCTCCTGTCATCCGCACGAGTCCCTACGGTCTCCCGCAGGAACCTTCCAAAGCGGAGCGGCGGGATGCCTTCGAGCGGCCTTCCACCAACGTGGCGGAGACCATCTACCGGCGCGTCTTCCTGAGCCGGATCGAGAAATATGCGATCTACCAGGAGATGGACAGGGACCCTTTGGTTGGCGAGGTACTGAACGCTTACGCGGAGGCGGTGACCCAGATCAACTACCAGAAGGGGGTGGTGGTGTGGGCGGAGGCGAAGAACCAGGAGGTGGCGGACATTGTGAACAAGATGTACAAGGCCGTGGGATTGCATATCCGGGCCTTCTCCATGGTGCGGGATATGTTCAAAATGGGGGACAACTTCGATGGGATTGTCTACACACCCACGTCCAATGGGGTCGTTGCTCTCAAGCCCTACGATGCCTGGAAGGTGGCCAGAGTCGAAGACGAATTCTACCGACTCATGGGATATGCTCCGGCAGGCAACGAAGGCCAACCTGTTGACATCGAGGGAGAGGCCGTTCCACCCTATGACATTCTCCATCTCCGGCTCATCTCGAAGGACCGGAAGTCTTCCTACGGCTCCTCCTTGTTCGACTCCGCCTGGGAGAAGTGGGAAGATCTCCAGAGTATGGAGGATCAGCTCGTTCTCCAGCGGCTCCTCCGCCGACCTGACCGACTGATGATCCTGATGGATACCACGGGGATGGGCTACCAGGAGGCGTTCGAGCAAATCCGGATCTGGGAGAAGTACCTCTACCAGGAGATCAACCTGGACACGACCAACCGGCGTCTTGAAGCGAGGGGAACCCCCATGGCGGAGAACCGGGACCTCATCCTCCCCAGGGGGCCGGACAACCGGACGGAGATCCAGAACTTCCCCAGCACCACCGGCAACGACCTCTTCCGGGACCTGGAGCTCATCTTGGGCCGATTCCTGGGGGCGGTGGGGATGGACAAGGGCTACTTCGGCTTCGAGGGAGGCCAGTACCGGATGGAACAGTCCCTCCCGAAACAGGACGTGCGGTTCGCTAAGAGGGCCATGCGGGGTCAGTTCAACTTCCTCAGCGGATGCACCGAACTGGGCATGATCCACCTCGCCCTCCAGGGCATGGACCCCATGCGAGAGGAGAACTTCTTTGAGTCCCACGGGATGCCCATCTCGACGTTCATGGAGATCGAATACAACGAGTTGCTACAAATGAGGTTCGATCTGGTGGACCGGATGGGCCGTACCTCCGACGATCTGGGGCTCAACCGTTCGGCGTGGGTTCGCTGGGTCCTGGAGAACGTGGCCAAGTTTCCCAATGACCTGATCGACACCCTCCTGAGCACGGAAGCGACGGAGAGCCTGGACCCCGGCAAGGTCCGGGAGGCTGGGGAAGCCTACGATGAGAAGACCCAGAAGCTGATGAGCGAGGCCATGCTCATTGACGAAGCGGAGTCCGCTGCCCACGTTCCCTCCGGAGCGACACCTGAGTTCTCCCAGGACCATATCACGCAGGCCCTGTCCGACTCGAAGCTCCTCACGGAGGGCAAGGAGAGCCCCAGGACGTGGTCGGAATCCATCTTCGAGAACACGGATGCGGATTCGGCGCACCGGGAGTTCGCGGAGAAGCGGTGCAAGGACCGGCTGGACCGGCTGAAGAATATGGCGGCGAGCATCGGATGAAGCTGACCAGCAAAGAGATCTTGGACCAGTTCGCGTTCGAGGCGGGGATCTCGAAGCGTGAGGCGTCCAAGATCCTCACGGCCCTGTCGGAGGTCTTCCAGCGAAGCATGGTGGCGGGGCACGAGATCGTCCTCCCCCGGATCGGGCGGTTCAAGCGGAGTGTGTCGGTCAATTCCGGGGGTGTAAAAAGCAACAAGAAGACCCGGAACGTGATATATTTCAAGGCATCCCGCACTCTCCTGGATCGGATGAGGAAGCGATGAGCGACAAGGTTAGCAAGACGGACGAAACCAGCGTCGATCTGGACGGGTTCTGCCGGAAGTCACCCACGGGTCAGCACGTGTGGGAGACCTACAACGAGGGGTCGAAGTGCAAATACTGTGGCCTCGTATCCAGGCGGATACGGCTGATGGACTGACGGAGGAAATCATGGGCCTGGGAAGGGAGATCCGGAGAGACTACTCTGGGCTCAACCCGGAGTTCCTGCGAGATTGGAAGGCTGTCGCGGGGGTCCTTGCGGGGGCGGCGAAGGAGGCCCGTGCGACGGTTCTGGAGGTCACGGGCAGGGTCCTGGGCGTGGACGACGATTCTCCTCCGGGCTGCACCTGCGTGGTGCTCCTAAACGAGTCCCATATCACGGGCCACTCCTACTCCGACAAGGGCATCCTGGCTGTCAACGTGTTCACCTGCGGTGAGAAGGCCAACCCCATGGAGGCCATCGAGTACATCTTTGCGAGGCTCATGGGGGAGGGAAAGCCCATCGTCATCTTCGGGGACGACACTGTACGCTTTTCCGGACACTGAAATGATCGAGATAGACGACCTCTACTGGGTACCGGACAAGGACCCCGGCGTGACGGATCTCTTCGATCCCTTCTCCGGCCTCCAGGAAGAGCGTCTGCCCAGGCTCCTGCGGGACTTCGAGACCTGGGCTCTCGACCTCCATATCTGCGCCCTCCGGGAGGGGAAGGCCATCGGGTCCTCCGGGGCCAGAACGGGTACCAGGGATT